CTCCAAAAGATAGAGTTTACTTTAGTGAGGTCGCTGGTAGAACTATGGGAACTGCACACTCTATGCTTGAGGCAGGAAAAAACTTTATTAAAGTTCTAAAAGATGGTGATTTACCACCTGAATTAAAAAGGATGAGCAGAAGTGAATACGAAGAAATAGTAGGGGTAGGTTCTGCTCAAGCAGGAGCTGGAATAGGTAGACGAATAGTAGGTGGTGTGGTTAGGTTTCCTGGAAAGATATTGTTAGCCACTGATGCGTTGTTTAAGACAATGGGTAAATCAGCCTTTGTATATCAACAAGCTTATAGAGGTGCTGCTAAAGAAGGATTGATTCCTGGAACTAGAAAGCATGGAGAGTTTGTAAGTAAAATAATAAATGATACTCCAGCTCAACTAGAAAAAGCGGCTCTTGAAGATGCGGCAAGAATTACTTTTACAAAAGATAACAAGATAGCTTCAGGTGTAGCTAAAATAAAAAGAGTTCCTATAATAGGAAACATAACAGCTACTTATTTGCCATTTGTAAGAACACCTCTTAACTTAGCGGGATACTCTTTAACTAATTCATTTTTTGCTCTAGGTAATCCTGCGATACTTAGAGCCATAGCAAAAGGTGGTGCAGAAGCTGATGAGGCTATAGGAAGAATAGTTGCTGGAAGTGGTGTCATAGCAGGGGGAACTATACTAGCTTCTCAAGGTGTAATTACAGGAACAACTGATGGCTATAAGCAAGACATGGTAAAAACTCAAGGTCTAGGCTTCCAAGATAAAGCAGTAAGAATAGGGGATAAAACATATAGTTTTAATCGCTTTGATCCATTTGCTACACCAATAGGATTTGGTGCAGACATATATGAGATATATAGAAGAATGGGTGCTATAAAAGATACAGATAAATATGCTGATATGGAAAAGTATCTCTCAACTGCAGTTTCTATGACAGTAGCATCTGCATGGGCAAATATAGCTGATAAAGCCATGTTAACAGGAATTGCTCAGTTGTCTAAAGACATAGAGCAGTTTGCAAAAGCTGCAGAAGGGGGAACTAATACCTATGAGTACGCTCTAAATAAATTTTCAATGCAGGCTGCTCGTGCTTCTACACCAAACGCTTTAAGAATGTATGGCAGAACTAGTGACCCGTTTATCAGAGACACCTACACAGCTTTAGACGTTATTAAAGACGCTATACCTTTTTTAAGAAACGATCTGCCCATAAGACATGATATGTTTGGTAGATTAATGTATATAGAGCAGTATGGAGATAGGGGTCTGCCAAACGATGTTTTAGAAGTAGTCACAAGTATTACAAGAGAATACTCTATTAAAGATGATCCTTTTGCAAAAGAACTAATTAAAATGGAATATGCTCATAGTAGACCCTCTAGAAAAATGTCTATTGAAGGATTTGATGGCACTAGGGTTGAGCTAGATTTAGAACAGTATTCCATATTAGAGGGATACACAGGTGCTCAATTTCATCAGTATGGCTTGGAGTTAATCCAAACAGAGGCTTACAAAAAAGCTTTACCATACGAGAAAAAACAAATGATAAATCAAGTTAAACAAGCAGCTAGTGCTTATGGTAAGGCGATGGTTTTAGATAGTCATGGAGTTGAGTTATTTAAGAAAGCTAAACTAAACTATTTTAAAAGAAGAAGAGAAACACCTTATTGGGAATATTTACCTGAACATATGTCAAAGACATACAAGAACCAACAACCACTACCAAAGGATGTAGGTAAAGATAATTAAGTAGAAGATATGTATCTGAGAATACCCATGGCTAGAGCAGCACAAGCTACCCCATTAACCATGAGTAATGCTCTATCATGCCAAAGATAAGCCATACCAGCCAACAGTCCCGTGCCTATGAATGAAGAACAGAGGTCGTAAAAGGGGAAAACTCCTACTGCTCTACACACTATCCCTGACATGATGAACATTGAACCTGTCCATTTTAGATACCAAGACAGGTCATGCGTTGGAGTTATTTTTTGCATTTAACTCCTTTAACTTTTTTAAAACTACTTCGGACAAGCCATGCAAAAGCTTTACATTTTCTATTATTTCTTCTAGCTTTTTAGGAAGAGTTTTATTCTTCTCTTCCATGTATTTTTTAGCTTCCTCTTCTAGTTTCATTTTTTACCTTTTCCAACTGTTTAAAGTAAGCGTAATTATATCCTCTTTGCCACTCCCTATGTTGCATCGTGTTCAAATGATAAGGACTTTCTGTAGCTATTACTTTATGTCCTTTAACATTTTTAATATACTGCTTACCCCTAAAAGCATTCACACCCCTATCAAATTGAATCCGTAAAGGTGCATCGTACTTACTTAGATTTGGATTTCGTTTCTTCTTTTTTGACATCTTCTTTTCTCTCAAAGTATTTTTGAATCATAGCTAACCTATCATCAAACTGAGCAATCTTTTCTATCTCTTTATCAATAGATTCTTGTATATCAGAGTGTTCTCCTATACCTACAGGCATTCTTAAATAAACCTCTACATTGGCTATGTGCCTATTTATATTTCCAACATAAAAAGATTTCAGTGCAGCTAACATTATATCTCTCATACTTATCTCCCTTCAATATCAACAATTTCACAAGACCCTGCCACACAAGCTAAATCTTTTGTGCCTGTAGTCGTGTCTTCTTTTTCAAAGTCTTGAAGCTTACTCCAATCTATAGCAGTTGGCATCTTTTTTGTCAACTCTTCATACTCTTTTTCGTCTATGTCTTGATAGGGTGCTTGTTTATAGGTATGCTCACTAAAAGGTAAGAAAGATATTCCAGAAACCTCATCAAAGTTTTGAAAGACCCAAGCACCTACTTCCATCCATTCATTCTCTTTCACAGAAACGGTAACAGAGGGTTTGTGTTCACACCAATGTCTCTGAAACATAAGCCAATAGTCTAACTGTTCTATTGCAGTCATGTCTGTTCTTGTAATAGCACCCATAGGAGACTTCATAGGAAAACTAAATACAGAGACACTATCAGGCTTAGTAATATCAGGTTCTATAGGTATGCCTACTTCTTTCATAAACTGCGTAAGTGGGTCTTTATTATCTCCACGCACAGTTCTAATGTAGAAGTCATTATGTCTAGCGTGAATACCACTAGCACTATCAACTAATTGTGATACAGTTCCTGATGGTTTAACACAAGTTATTGCAGTTGACTGTGGTATACCTAAATCTTTTGAGAACTTTCTGTTTGTTTCAACAGCTACCTCTTTTAGCTCCATTAACATTCTTTGTATGGATTCTTTAGTTCCATTATTTAGTAAATAACAATCCAATATACCTGTAAGTGATACACCTAATAGTCTTTCTTCTTCTGTATTTTCTTTCCATACTTTCCTAAGATATTTAAAATCTGTAAGCGTAGATTGAAAAGTTCCAAGGATAGTGGATAGTCTAACTTTTTCTTTCAAAATGTCTAGATGATCTGCTTCTCTGCAGACAACTTCTGTAAGATTACAGAATTGATATGGTCTTAGTATAATCTCACTACAAGGATTACAACCAAAAGCATAGTTAGATTTACGTCTTCCGTTCTCCTCTACCTTTTTAATAGCAGACTTACGATTAAATATACCACGTTCACCTGACTTAGATTCATACAAGGCTAACCATTCTCTCATGAATGTTCCCATGTCGGGTTTACCTTTATATGCCACAGAGTTATTAGCCAATGCTCTGTGTCCTTCATTCTCCCACCATGATCCTGACTTTGCGTGTCTCATTTGGTCATCGTTAAGATTAGACAAACTAATTAATGCAGAACGTCTAACACCACCTACAACCACAACTTCTCCTATCTTACACATAATATCGTGACACTCAATAGGATATAATCTTCTGCCTGCAGCTTTCTTGAAGATAGCTACACAAAAGTTGTAAAGATCAACCAAAGGTTGAGGTCCTGATGCTCTACCACCAAACGTCTTGAGCCTAGCACCTGCAGGTCTAACTTGAGATACATCTAAAGAGGGTATCTGACCTACATATAACATAGCAATAAGTTCACGCAAAGCTCTTGCCCATCCAGGTCTACTATCTGCAACAGTTATGACTGTTGTGCTTTTCTCAAAATGTTCGTTGACTGTAGGTAACTTATCCACATTCTCTCTTTCTACAGAGAATCCTACACCCGTACCACACATAAGTATATACATACACTCGTCAAATGAACGTGGACTATCTACAGGTATATAGCTACAGTTATAACCTGCTACATGACATCTATCTAGAGCAACTCCTGCAGTCATTAATGCTCTCATACTAGGCATTATACCTAGTGAAATTATACTGTCTGTAAGCTTTTGTTTTAATGCTTTAGTTAAAGTATAATTATGTTTTTTCTTTAGATGATTTTCCATGTAGTCAAAGTATCTGTCTACAGTTTCTAACCAAGTCTCTCTTCTTTGTTCGTCATCTTTCCATCTTGCGTAACGAGATAACGCAATAAAATTTTGATAATCTGTTGGTAAATAATTATTCATCTGTCACTCCTAATAATCTTTATATTTTTTAGTTTCAAGCCTTCCATATCGTGAAATATGTTCTGCATATAATCCTCTATTTCTATTTCAACCTTGCCATCAGCAGGTACTGGGTATTCTTCTTCGTCTACAATAATTGTAAACCAAACTTTAAGTTGTATCATTTTCCTCAACGTTATCTATGAGCTCACTGAGATACCATTGTGCTTTTTTTAAGTCTTGTACACCATCTTTATACTCGTATCTCCATAAATATTTTAAAATATTACCTTGTAAGTAATACTTAAAACCACTACCTAACATAGCCTTGATAGCCTCTATGCATTCAATGCCTGAATTATTATAGTGAGGTGGACTATTAACCATGTCCAAAGTTTGTTTATGGTCTGATTGTTCTTGTGCTTGTTGTCTAGCCTTATCGCCTATACTTCTATATACTTTTTTTATATCTTGTGCATACTGTCCCATATATTACTCTTTCCTAAAATTAACTTCTATAACATTATCACGCACATCTGAAACTTTCAACATATTTTCTTCTTTTTTTAGAGGCATATATTTGTCTGCTTGTTTCTCAAGTAAAGCTCTATATCTAGGATTAACTTCCATAACAGGTATAGACGCACCTATAAGTCTAGTAAAGTCCATCATGGAAAAATAATCTTCATCATCTAGTTTATTATTTTCTGAGGTAACAATATTTACTGACACCTCTCCTGTCCATTTATTGTCTTCGTTTACGTGAGGTTTAATCACGAGAAGAAAATCGTCTCTTCCAGGTTCTTGTAGTTTGTCTGTCATATGTTTCTCCTATTTTATTTTAATTCCTGTGTATTTAATAAACTTGGGATGTTTATTCTTGCCTTTTTCTTTCAACCAATCTTCGGGTATAATTCTATCATAGTACCGAAAATCATGTTTCAGACACCACTGTGCGTATGTTGATTTAGCACCTTTTCTAAGTTTGTTTCTGCTGTTCTCAAACACAAATCTAATATCTAAAGACGGATGTTGCTTCTTTATAGCTAGATGTTTTCTTCTATCGGCAGCTATGAATCTGCCTTTTGTTTCTATTATAATTCCATTTTTAAGTATGAAGTCTGGAGTATAGGTGCGATAAGCTAAATCTTGCCACTCTATCTTTAAAGATTCATAAGTAAATTTATACTTTAATTCTTTTAGATAAATGGATAGTTTATGTTCTAAACCACTCCTATATCCATTCTTCAATGCTACACGATATGCCCTATGAGGAGACACTAAAGTATTCTTCTCCATCCTGCAAAAGGATTGAACTCATACTCTGATCTACTATAGTCATAGCCAAGTGCTTTCATCTCTTCTCTTACAGCTTCATCTGCTAGTTTTTTAGCTTCCATTGCTTCACGTAAGCCTTTTGTTTTCATTTCACGAAGAGTCTTCTTAGCTTCAGCTAATTCTTTTTCCATAGTTTCAATGTCTTTTTGCAAATCTTCTATCTTTTTATCTGCCACTATTTTACACTCCATATTTTTTTAGCTTCTTCTTTCATGTCACTTGACCACATCCATGAGTCGTAGTTAGGATAAACTAAAGAAGCTAACTCATGCTTATCATCACTGATAGACAAAAACTTCTGAATACTAAAAGCTACTTTTTGTAGTTGCTTCTTGTAAGCAGAAAGATTCTTTAGAGGAAACTTCTTGTAGTCTTTTGGACTAGCAAAGAAGAGCTCTACTTTCTTTTTAGGGTAAGCCATAGAATATAATGCCATCTGTCTATTCTGTGCTTCAGTAGGTCTAGAAGGCATTCTACTCGTTGTCTTGAGATCAACTATAGTATCTTTAAATCTAAAGTCAATATAACCCATAATAGGTATAGGTAGATCGTCAATTTGTACTTCTACCTTTTCTTGATAGTCTTCTAGTTCTTTGTAACTAAAATGCTTATCTATTATGTTTCCATAATCTTTGAGAACTTTCTGTTCTTTAATTGTCTTTACATCCCCTATGTCTATATTAGATTCAGCACACAAAGACATAAATTTAAAGTTTAAAAGATCAAAGTCAAATGATCCCTTTTCATATTTGTTTGCAAGTACAAACTCTTCAGCTATCCCTCGTATAGCACCTGGACCACTTGATGATTTAGCACCAAATAAATATCTAGCTATCCACATAGGAGTATCATTAATATATGTGTTAATACTACTAGGCGAAAGATAATTTATATTATGTACCTTGAAAGGGTTATTACTTCTCGGCATCGTCATCAACTTCAATGAACTCGTCAACAACTTTCATATCTTCTTCTGATACTTTGTTACGATTCTTTTCATCCCAAGCTGATGATATATACCCATTAAAATTTTCAATCCAAGCTATAAAGTTACCAAATGTTTCTTGGTCTTTTTCTTCTACCTTCAGTACGTTCTTAAAGTTAATGTCAATTTTAGGTACGAAAAATGATCCACCTGCTGCTGTTGCTCTTTTGTCTAAGCTTATTTTAGCATCATGCTGAACAGGCAATCTTTTCATGCTTGATAGTGATTTAAAAACTTCTCCTACTTCTTTAAAAGCAGTTGAACCACTTATCTCCCATATAAAAGGGACATCTTTGATAACCTTGTCTGAATCAGAACCATCTGCATTTATTACTGTATTAAAACTTACAGTACCAAAAACACTTCTTATTCTACTTACAGCTTTGATAGACTCTTGCATACTCTTATCTAAGCTTTTAAAGTCTTTAATATACCCTGTAGGTCTACCACAATTAAAACTTCCACCATTATCTTTCAGATCAATGTTTAGATTGTCTGCCATCAGCGTCTTAACATAGTATCCTTTCTTGCCTTCAGACGGATTAACCCACTTTCTTAGAAAAAATCTTTGCATAAAAGGTCTCATGACCACATTCTTTCCGTAGTACATAGCGTCATTTTCTTCGGGAAGCTCAAGATAAAATGATCCTGGAGCAACTTTTTGAACAGTCTCCATAGTTCCACCTACTTCCTTTTCACCCATAATTGCTTGAGTGCTAACTTTTAGTCTAGCTAAAGTGCTAGATGATTTGGAACTCTCTTGCTCTAAACCCATAGCTTTAGCCATAGCAGAATAGTTATCTGTATTTATACTTACAATATTATTCATGATAGTTTGTCTCCTTATTTAAGTCTTTTAGTTTTATCATACTACGTCTTTTGTGTCAAGCCAATTATCGCCTAACTTAACATCTAATTTTAATGGAACATTAAACTCTATATTAAATTGTGATTGAATCAAATCTTTCAAGTTGTTGTCAATACTTTTTATTAAAGTTAATACTCTTTGCTCCTCTAATGGGTGCACGTCAATAACAATACTATCGTGTACACTATTTACTATACAAGATTTAAGTTGTTCTAGTTTATTCTCAATCTCAAGTAATACACAAGGCACAATGTCTGCTGTAGCTAGTGATTGTACAGGATAGTTTTTAACTTGTGTAAAGTGTGAAATCTTGCCACTACCATACCTTTCAACGTCAGGAAAAGCAAACTCTCTACCCGTTGGTATGCGTAGTTTATTTGTATTTAAAACTTCTTTAGCCAATCTGGAGTGCCATACCCCAACCTCTTTGTACTTTTCCGTGAAGTGTTTATAATATGTAGCTTGAGCAGCCGATCTTCCAAAGCCTGTTGCTCCATATAACGGTGCAAACGTATGAGCTTTAGCTTCTTGGCGAGTAGTAGGCTCACCAGCATCACTAATAACACTAGCAGTATAACTATGCACATCAAATCCATCTTCTATCTCCTTCATTGCTGTTTTATCTTGTGACAGAAAAGCTGCAGTTCTAAATTCTAACTGAGCAAAATCTGCTTCTAATATCTTGCCACCTTCCCACCTTGATACAAATACTTTCTTTACAGGGAAAGTTCCCCCTCTAGGCATATTCTGCATATTAGGGTCTGCTCCACTAAATCTTCCTGTCGCAGTTCTATGTTGTAGTAATCTAACATGAAGCTTACCATCAGGCTTTGTATATGTCTGTATGCCCTCTACGAAGGAAGACAAGTAGGTATCTAACGCAGATAGTCTCTGTATATCTGCAAGAAACTTGTAAGCACTATCCATACCTTTGGACTTCGCAGTATTCTGCAGTATAGACAGATTGCCTTTGTTGACAGTAAATCCATTTGCACTCACCCATTTAGATGTAGGTGCAGTAAACTTGAGTCCAGCTATTCTTTCAGTTGGTATGAATAGATATCCATGTCCATCACAGTTAACACATCTACTTGGGTTAGCATAAGGTTTACCATCCTTCTTTATCTTTCTAATAGTACCAACACCCTTACAGACATGACATTGTTCTGCTCTTGTCCTATAGAGAACCTCTGTATTGTTCTTTACAGTCTGTCTGTACTCGTGATCTTTCATGTGTCTTGTAAAGTGATTTGTCCACATAGCTTTATCTTTGGGTTTTCTGCTATAGATTATCCAAGACATTTGCTCTGGACTATTAAGATTGATTGGTGTATCTCCCATCAACTCTCTCACTTGTTCTTGTAGTCTTGCTTCTATATCAGACTTCTCTTTGTTAAACTCTTCTCGTACCTTATTAAGTGCTTCTTGGTCTACTTGGAATCCTCTTTTGTATATCTTGGCAAGACAGAATGCTACACGATTAGTGAATATCACTACATCTAAAAGACCACCATCCTCTTGGCTATTTAGCCTTTTGTACTGCCTATCTGATAGTTCTTGTGTAGCTTTAAGGTCTGCAGAGAGATACTGTGATAGTTCCTCTCTTGGTATCTCGTCTACCCCATAACCTTTTGCGAAGTATTCCTTCAAAGTATCTTGCTTCTGTGTAGCTAACGCATATCTTTCTGCACAAGCTTCTAATGATAGTGGCTCTTTGAGACCTCTCTGTAACACATACTCTGCTAACATAGTGTCAAATATAGGTCCTTCATACTTGAAGCCAGACTCCCAAAGCCACATCAAATCATAGACAACATTGTGTCCAATCAGTATTGTTGCCCTATCTAGTAAATCTTGAATGATATTAGTCCAATTAACAATAGGTCCGTCTATATTCATTAGATGTTCTTTGCCATTGTCTTCTAGACAACCTACCATGACTAACTTATTAGTAGGTTCAAAAGGATCAAGGTGCATTTTATCATCTCTTTTGGTTACTGTATTTTCTACGTCAATCGTTAGTTTCATCTAACTTCTCCTTATGCTTGGTTAAATATATAACTGCTTTTTTTAAATTGGTCAAACTATCTGAGAACCCACCAAGACCCGTGTTACACTTATGACATATCCAACCACGAAATGTATTCGTTTTATGGCAATGATCTAACACCCAACTCTTTAGTCTGATCTGTCCATACTTGCTAAGTTCTTCTAATGTTCTTTCACAGATTGCACATCTATAGTCTTCTTTGGGGTACTCGTTTTCTCTTCTTAGTTTTTCTATTATTATTCTATGTCCATTCTTACAAGACCTACACGTTCTTTTTATCTCTCCAGCTTTCATGACAGAGAACTTTGAGATAGGCTGTCTGATACCACACTTGATACATACTACACCATCTTCAATAGGATTTTCATCTCTAGGTAAGTCTTTGAATAGTGTAAACTGACTCACGCTTGATACCTTGCTGTCTTGTAATCTAACTCGCAGACAATCTTGCCATGCCAACCTGTAACTTTATTCTTAACTACGTTGAGATGTCTTTGTAGATCATCTTCGTCTTTGCCTTCCACGGGTGGATTCTTAGCTATCAATATCATGACATCTGCTTCTGCAGCTTTACCTGTACGACTTCCTTCCATCATAGCTTGGTTGAGTAATACTTTACCCTCTGCTTCTGCAGAGAGTTGAGACATATAGAACATCGCACAGCCATGTGCTTTAGCAATCTGCCTAGCATGAACTGCATTAGCCTTGAGTGCTTCGTCTTGTCTTGCGAAGCTACCATGAGATACAAACTTATCTCCCATGTCCAGGACTACTACATCAGGCTTGTAAGTTTTGCATACACTCTCTACCCAATTCATGTCTTTGTTCATCGCATCTTTTATCTTAATATTATTCTTTACGGGTGTGTATAGTTCTTGTGCTTTTGCCATGTTCTCTTTTATCTGAAACATATTCATACCAGTCGCTGCAGTAAGATATCTTGATCCAACTCTGTAAGATGATTCTTCGTTACATAAGACAATGCACAAAGCACCTTGCCTAGCAAATCCATTCTCACTAGCGATGAGTGATGCATGAAAGGAGGTCTTCCCAGTATTCGGTCTAGCACCCACCTCTATAAGATGTCCACCATTCACTCCCTCTAATCTAGATACAAGTGTAGGTATATTGAAAGACCACTTGGTCTCCAAGTCATTCTTAGTCAATAATCCTTCCAAGCTTATGTCATCCCACTCTACATTTAGATTAGGTGTAAAGTCATCTCCATAGCTTTCTAATATGTTTCTGAGAGGCTCTAGTGAAGTCTGTGAACCGTTGACATACTCAAAGCCTAAGTTGGCTACATCTTCGCCAATAACTTGTCTGAAGAGTTTGGATAGTATCTCTTGTGAGATATCCTTGCCCATAGGTTGTTCTCTTTTGACAGACGCAAACAAACCACTAAATGCAGTTTTCTGTGCAGTTGTGATTGAAGGATTCTGTGCAAAGAACAACGCTTCAATCTCTTCGGGTGTTACTGTTCTGTTGTAAGACTCCATAGCATTATCTATTGTTCTCTTTATCTTCTGAACATCTTTGCTAAAAAGTCTAGTTGGACACTTTGAACCTTTATGCTCGTCATAAAAGCCTTTGTCCATTAAGCTTCTTATTAAGGATAACTCCATTATCTATCTCCTATGAGTTTGTTTAAGTTTATAAAATCAGTTTCGTTGCAATACTTTAAATCATCTATAAGCTTCAGAACTTTTACATTCTGCTTGTATGCTCTTAACTCACTAGCAATACTAAGTGTCTTTGACAATGCGTCAGGGTCTAAAGCCACAATTATTGTTGAGAACTGCATCAGATATTCTCTGTGGGCATCAGATAACGATGTGCCTAGCAAAGCTACCCCACGAACTTTGTTGTTACCTATGACCGTAGCACTAATGCAGTCCTCAACAATTACTGCGACATCTCCATTACCATAAGTATATGGTGTATCACTTTTACCATATCTCTTCCATTTAGGCAGAGACATTCCTAGTGAACGACCAATCGCATCAACATTCTTGTGATCTTTACGAATAGGAAAAACTACTCTGTTCTCTCTTACGTCATAATATAAAGGCACACTTGCAGGATGAATGCCATACTCGTAAGCGAATCTTTTTATTTGTGTTCTCAGACCACCGTAAACGACATGACTTGGTAGAACAAAATCGTCATAGTCTATGACAGTTTTTCCTAGCATGGCTCTCTCTATAGTTTCTGCTGAGACTTTTCCTGTTTTTGAACCTGAAACTCTACAAGATGCTTTGTAACAGTTCCATATTATTTTTCCCATTGCGTTTGTTATGGTGAATGTTTTAGTTCCCCTACAGATTGGGCAGTCCATTCTTTTAGTTTGACCTACCTCTAGTTGGGCAGAATCTATGATGTTTTGTATATTCATGTATCAGTTCCCCTTCGGCAGTTAAATGCTTTTACCATATAAATTTCTTTTTGTCAAAGCATTTTCTGCTGACGCTAAAGTATTTTTCATATAAGGCTTCACACTACTAGGATTTGCGTGACCTGTAACAGACATAATTTGACCCATAGGAACACCTGCTTCAACCATTTCAGTAGTACCAGTCCTTCTTAGATCAGCTATTCGTAGCTCTTTAGGAAGCTCTGAGGCATTCATTACATCTCTAGCTACCTTTGACAGCCTAGTAAGTGAATATGGCTTGTATGAGCCTTTAAATGGGTAAGGATAAGGTGCAACATATTTCTGAAAACCAAATTCCTGGTGTTGTTGTTGTAACATTTCTGTTAACTCATTACTAATTGGTAGATGAACTAATGCTCTTCGTTTAGATTGCTCTAAATTTAGTATTTGCTTGTCAAAATCTATGTTTTCAAACTCTAGCATTCGCATATCTCCAACTCTTTGACACCATTCGTAGGACATTTGTACGATTAGACCCATGTTTCTCCATCTAAACTTAGAATAGGCAGTATCAAGAAACTGCTTGACTTGTTCTTTTGTCCAAACAACCTTTCTCACTTGCGTTGCCTTTCTTTTGAAAGTTGAAAATGGATTTGTTTCTGCGTATCCCATCTCCATAGCAAAAGAATATATCTTTCTCGCCACAGAACATATTGCATTAGCTGAGAATGTACCTCTGTTGAGCCACACCTCATAGCCTCGCCTTGCTGTTGCACCGTTCAGTTTTGTTAGACACATTTCTGCCATAAAATTGCCATCAACTTCTGTGTCCAATAATCTTGAACAACAGTATTGATAATCTACTTTAGTTTTGTCTGCTAAACTATTGAAGTCGCTAGACAAATAATACTTTTCACTAAGCTCTTTTAAGTTCATTTTCATCCATCCATTGTGGTTTATCTGTATAGTTATACCTTGCAAACTTAGATTTGTCTACAATATAAAAATTTCTGTATGCAACAATAGGAAAAAACTCGTCTGTCTTGAGTCTATCATGACCACTAAAACATTGAGGATGTCTTGTTAATTTACCTTTTGGTATGTACACAACACCCTTCTCTAAAGTTTTGTAATGCCTCATACATCCATGTTCTCTGTTAAATCTTTCTTTATATTCGTAAAGCATATGTCCAAGCAATGACCAAGCAAACTCATAGTTACTCTGTGTTTCCATCGCCCACAATGTACAAGGATGCTTCTGATGTACAGGTTTGTATAAGTCATTCTTCTCAGCATACTTAGGTGCATGATGCCATAAGGCTGTGCAAAGCATCTGTGTTTCTTCTAGTGGCATTTTTACTATGTGTTGGTCGCATAGTGACTTGGATATTAAGTATGGTGTCTCTTCAATAATAAATCTATTCATAATTAATCCTTTCTAAACTCTACTATAATCCATGCAATTAACATGGGAATGAATAATATTATATAAACTATCCAAGTAAGTATTGAGTATGTGTTATACTTTTTTGAATAGTCTTCCCAAGATAATAATATCATATCATCTTCTTTTTTTTGATCTTTTGTTTTGGTCATTACATTTCCTCTATCTCTACTACAACTTCTTCAAGAGCCTTGTAATCACCCTCTTCTCCGTCTTTGTAGTTTTCTTCTGCTTCTTTTTTGCTTTTAGCATCCACAAGATATTGTTTTTGTACAGTTTCTTTAACTGTAACGAAATATGTTTTCATAATCCTACTCCAAAATATCCAAATATAAATGCTACTGAACTAGCACCTAGTATGAACCAAATTAAATCTTCATTATTCATTCGTCATTCTCCTGTTGTCTATTATATAAAGTCATACCAAAGTCATAACCTTGGTTGTAATAATATGTTTCCCCATGATAGGTTGCTCTGATGCCTTTAAAAAAACCATCTGCTACACCATCCTTAAATGCTTTTAATACACCATTTGATTCTATCTGCTTATCTAAATGATGTGCAGCTATTAATTTTTGTGCTAATTGATCTCGTTCTACTGCCATTATTTACTCCTCTCTAAATCCCACCTATAAAATATGTGGTCATCTATTCTAGTTATATAAGTTTTTGTTTCTGCCCAACTAGGATTAACATAGTGAGCATGATAATGTGTTGCACCCTCAAGATAAGCATCAAGATATCCATGATAGACACCTTTAGCTACTGAAAGAGCTTCTTCCCATGCATCTTTTTCTTTAGCTACATCACTCTTGCCATCACAGTACCAACTGAATTGACATTTGTTTCTTATAGGAAATCCAGGATTCCATCTATATGTTAATCCTTGTTTAACAACATCACACACATTGTTAGGATAACGTGAATCAGCTACTCTGTTCATCACGACTTCTGCTACTGCTATCTGTCCTGATAAACTTTGATTCTTAGCCTCGTGATATACATTGAGTGCTAGACATACTATTGCTTCAGCTATCATAATTCATCTCCTTGTTTTGGTGAAATAAAATCTAAATTAGTACCATAACTAACTACACAATATATACTATGTTGAGGATGAAACTCTACAATAGTATATGTTTTAGTCTTTATGTTAGCATATATCTGCAAAGGTATCATAACAGGTTTCTCCTGTAATCCTTCTTTACTTCTAACTTTAGCTAGTTGTACTGCATTAAATAATAACTTTTCGTTTTTATCTTGTATTGTATACATCATCTCTTTTTCTTTTGCACACATAACAGGTTTGTCATTCCAAGTTCCTGCCATGAGTTCATTAGCTACTGAAATTATAGCAAAAGAATATAGGATTATTATTATTAATTTTAATGTCTTATTAAATGAATCATCAGACATAACTTCCCAATGTGGTTTAACTTTCTTTTTCTTTGATTTAAATCCCACATAATCAAAGTTCCAAGCATCTCGCCTTGTATCTTTTTTAGACATATCACACCTTTATAGCTATATAAATACATAGTCCTATGATTAATAACTTGCCATAGTCTAAGTCAAACTTAGTACCCTCACCATACTTCTTATGGTAATCTATATTAAAAAATTCTTTTATTTTATTCCACATTTTAATCTCTCTCTTTTAGTTGATATAAGGTATGCCCACCACACTCCACACAATAAGCATACCCATTGGTTTGTACTTTTATGTCATGTCCTTTAGGACACTTATCCTTATCTTTTAGTATTATCGTTATCCCTATGTTCATGCATAATTCTCCTAAGATTTTTAGTGTAATCAAAATGACCTATGTCAAATATCTTACACAACTCTGTTAAAGTTTTTTTACCATCGTCAGATAAGTTGGACTTCTCCCAACCTAAATCTGTTATTAAGTCTTTTACTCTAGTGTTCATTTTTTATTCCTTTCAATATATGTGCGATGACATCTACTGTCCAACCATTCCCAATCATCTTGTATCGTTGAGTATTGGAAACACCTTCTGTGTAATTGTCAGGCAAGGTTTGTAATCTCTCACACTCTAATGGTGTAAGTTTCCTATACAAGTTCTCACTAACTACTACATTATCTTTTTGTACTGTAGTAAGACAGTTAGACTTTGTATCTGCTCTCACTTCAAGTTGTCTTGTGAAGGGCAACTGAAGTTGATTATCTTTTCGTGTGCCACTCTCGTCTAGCCTACGATTGACAATACGACCTATGGCAACTTTAGGTTGTCTGTGTCCACCTTGCATAGTTGTAAGTGTAGGTGACTTGCCCTCGGCAGAGTACACTCGTTTGATAATATCGTATCCTTTGATATCTGTAGCCACACCAACTTGGATAGGCTTCTTCTTTTTGATGAAAGTAGGTATCTGACCTTTCCACATAGAAGCAGTAAGACAATGTGCTTTAGGATCATCAACAGACTTGACAAGATCACCTCGCACTCTATCTGCCCATTTACCTTTGAGATAGTTTGGTGGCTCGTCAAATGGTAAGTCCTCTAGTATGTCTGCTAGGACAATGTTCTTGTCTTGTGGTTGTGTAACATTAGGAATATTAGTCCAATATAATCTGTTACGATTCTGTGCTGACACAAGTGCTGAGTTGATCGCTATAGGTTCTACTCCAAGATACTTGGTAATAATATGTTCTGATTCTTTTTTCATACGCACATTCTCTAACAAGAAATACTTAGGCTTAACCTTTTCTAATATATCTACAAAGTTAAAGAATAACTTACTACGAGGATCATAAAAGTTGAGTTGATGTCCTGCAAAACTAAAACCTTGACAAGGCGATCCACCCATAAGCAAGTCAATACTACCCTCAGTAGGCACTTTGATCTTAGTCACATCTCCCCATTGAAACGTATTAGGAAAGTTCTTTTGTGTGATCTGTATAGCATACTTGTCAATCTCACAAGCAAAGTAGTTGTCAACATTAATATTGGCACGTTCTAAGGCAAGTTGCCCACACGACATACCATCAAATAAGCTTAATACATTCATTACTTAATCTCCATATGTGCAGTTGTTGGCATACATCCAACATGAATTATTTCATATTTTTTATATGCTTGTTGAATTTTTTCATGTGTCTTCTTATCTAGATATCTACTGTTATTGTGATAATATCTAAGACATTTCTGTTCAGTTAGGAAATATCTTTTCTCTATTATAAATTGCATTTCTCTAGTATCAGACATAAATAAAACATACAGTATCCAAGTCATTTGTCAATCCCCCCTCTTTAGTATCTCCATGCTACACTTGAAGCAATGTAACATATTGTAGAACCTAAACATTTTTGTTGTAATAAATTTCTTTTTGCAGCTTTTACAAATAGATTTACTCATTAACTTTCTCCTTGTTCATTTGTTGCCATTCTTTTAGTGACATCTTAAATCTAGGAAGATGACTTCGTGTACTCTTATCAGTTGATACAAGATCGCCTTGTGTTACACGAACCCACTTTCTACCTAGAACTACAAAGACTAAATAGCCACCACTTATAGGGAACTTGGCATGATAGAAGTCTGCTCTATATCTTTGAGCAGTTCGCCAATTTTTCCCTTGTGGTTTTTCTAATGTAGCTATCTTCATTTTTTATCTATGTAGATTCTAAGATGAGATGATTGCTCAATACTCTGTCCAAAAGATGAAACACCAGTACCTCTAAGTTCAGGCTTGACGTGTTGCCCTCGCACTCGTATATCATAGGACTCTGTATTGAGATACTTTCTAAGGTTGAACACAAATGATCTGCCATGTTCATCGTTAGGTATCTCACAGAAAGTATATCTATGACCCTTTGTAGCATTAGCTTCAATAAACTTCTTGTGCCAATGAGCAACCTTAGATTGTAAAAACTCCACTCTATGTTTAAGGTGTGCGTTATAATCCTCATGCTCTTTATCTTTTTCTTCTAGTTGCTCTTTTAGACCCTCTAGTTGATTAGACAAACTAACACCTTCATCAAGAGCTTCGTCTTTTTCTTTTCGTAATTCTTCAAGAGTATAGTCTTTAGGTTTAGCTTCTAGTTTCTCTTGATAAGTTTCCACTTGACTACGAAGTCCATTGATAATGCTGTCTTTAGCTTTGATAACATCCATAACCTTATCGTGCATACTTTCATCTTCAGCATTCTGTTTTACAAATGCTCTAACCATATGTTGAAAGTCCATTTCTGATACAGGTATCTCTTGTTGATGTGCTTTTGAATAGTATCTTTTTTTACCTAGCTCATACATATCACTAGCTAATTTTCCTGTATCGCTTATTGCACCTAGTACATTTACTAACTTATAGATTTTCATTTTGTTCTCCTTCATTGCTACTATCAAGAATTAATTTATCCCATTCTTCTTGAGTGATTCCAGTTTTTATAAACTCTCTTTGACCACTATCCAAGTTAGGAAATACATCTTGTATATTTATTTTTGTATTGTTGTATAGATCAAGTTGATCTTGAGTTATAGGCAAGGTCATTGTATTTATCTTGCCCGTTAAGATTGATGTTTTAGTTAGTTCTAGCATATCGCTTCTCCCTTTTTAGTTTTCTTATATTAGTTCTAACGATTAATGATATTCTATTCTCTCGTATTCTGTTGAGTTTCTTCCTTTGAAATTTCCAGGATTTTTTTATCTTCTTGTCTACCATAACTGCCCTTTCCTTTTTTTGGTTTAACAATTTGTTTTCTCTTTCTGTTGTAAGCCATAGCTTTGGCTATTGGATTTACTCTCTTTACCATTCTACTCTATCGTGTATAGGAACTGCACCATAGAAGGAATGACCTATCATTCTCTCAACCATCTCAGAGAATCTTGAATCACTCGTAGAGCCATAGTTACCACCAAACATAGATTGCTTGTCTTTGACTTCTGTCGGTATGATCTTGACAGTTTTTCTACCAAAGTGTTCTTGCAATACAAGTTCGGCTGGTGGGTACTTACTACTTGGCGAGAATGGTGCAGAGATATTTGTAATACAAAACCCCTTCACTCCATCTCTTGCAGATGCACCACCATTAGTGCAATCACTACCGTTCTTATAAATGTCTATATGTAATCCCATTATTCATCTCCTTTTATTAATCTTCTGCTTCCCTCGTATATAGCCAATACTGAAAATGTCCATATACCTATGTAGATAATCCCACTATTCTCAGCGAGTTCACTAAAAGATAATACACCTAGTATGGTCGCTACGATTGTTGTTGTTAGTAATAATATTTTATAAGTCATTTGTTTTCTCCTTTTTAAAAATCGTCATAGTCTATGACAGTTTTGGTTAGTGTATAACAAAGCCACTCATATCTTTTTTAGCTTTGCCTTTGGCAGATAACCACACAACTACACCTTGAGGATCAAGAAATCGTAGGTCATCTTTATCTCCATCAATGCAATCTAAACCTCTGAACTTTTTAGGCATAGGTAGAGTAGATACAACTGCCATGTTGGCATTCGTGTCAAGAACTGCTTGATATATTTTTTCTGCGTAATCCATATCAGCTTCACTATAAGATAAGGTGAGATGATAATTAGATGGTAATTTACTGTATACTCTTTTGTAAGTCTTAGTATAATCATAGAACTGTATGTCGCTAAAGTCATACATGAGATTAGTTCTCTCAAAAGGTATGTCGCTAGTGCCATTAGGTCTAGCACAAGGTTGAATACCTTTATTGTGCATTCTACGTCTAAAGACAGTCATGTCTTGATACATATACTCCATAAATGTAACTTTATCAGTAAGCCAAAGATCAGTTTTTCTTTCTCTAGCACTTTGCACATTTGTGAAGACACCACGACCAGAAGAATATAAACATGGTTCTTTACACTTAGCTATATCTTGAAATGGACATATTCTTTTGTTCTTAGGTTTTAGGTGCATGATGGCAGTCATATATTCTGATCCATCACCTTTTACAATCTTGGTGTTACTACCAACTCCAAATAATTTGTACGACATAGTTTTTCCCCTTTCTAAATCGTCATAGTCTATGACAGTTTTTTGTGTATGGTTTTAGTTAAAGGCTTTTGTATAAAACCCTTTCCCTTGTAGTTCTTAATTAAAGTACAAGAGTTTTTATGTGTAGTTGGAAAGTAAAAGCTTTCTTTACTTTTATGTGCTACATAGAATAAACCACTTTTAGTCATGGTTAGTTCATGCTTTCTAACTTTAACACCTCTTGTATTTTTAAAAGTTGGAAAGTATCCATCTTTTCTTAACTTCTTTAAAGTATTATCTACTTTAATCTTTTCTAAAATATCAAACTTTATCATAATAATTTCTCCTATAAGTTATTGGTTTGATTATGTTTATAGCCTAGCATAGTTACTGATAGTGTCAACACTACTCCAGGATTTTACTTGTTGATGTCTTCCTTTACAAAAAACTTAGACATTATCTCTTCTACATCATCTACGATAGATTCGTATTCTCCCTCGTATTCCTCTAAGCGATTGCCATCATCATCAAAACGATTGTCAATGCTACCATATTCCTCAACGTATGAAGAAAGTTCTCCATAAAACTCTACCCATATAGGCGTTGGCAGTTTAATCTTAATCATGATTGCACCTCTACTAATTGTTGTGTTTCTTCTTGGTCAACGTAAGTTGCGTGTTCCCATGTTGTGTGAAGCATCTGTGATTGCTCATTCTGTAAAGTAATATCGTCATAGTCTATGACGTTTTCTATAGTATCAAACATTATAGTTCCTCCCTTATATATTCTCGTATAGAATCAACTTGAATTAATTTCTTATCGCCTAATCTCATTAGAAGCTTACACAGAAAAGTTAATTGTCTATCTGTTATGTCGTCATTTAATGTGATGCCATGCTCTTCTGAGAAGTATTCATTGAATGATCTTTTATCATCACTCAAAAGAATACACCATAGTTTACCTACGTAAGTATCTTCAAAATCTTCCATTAGTCATTCTCCCCTTTTATTCTTTGCATAGCTTTATCAAAAGCTTCTCTTG